GAAAAGCCCACACCGTTGAACTCATACAAATAGTGTGGTTCTGGGTATTCCTTTTCTGGATCAAGCCAGTAGGCATCAAGTTCGGCAAAGCGTTGCTGTCGTTCCTCATCGGCCAACTGTTCAGGTGTTGCCAACTCAGGAAGATTGTTTATATTCTCTTCACTCATAGTTCCTGTTGTTTATTGCTGCCGCTTTCGCTCTCGTTCGATAATCCCGTACTCGCTGCCGGCATACCTCCGCGTTGTTCGCGTAGTAATCGCGCTGTCTGGCTCTTCTTTCATCACGATGAGCCATGTATCGCTCATGATCTCTCTGCTGTCTGCGAGTCTTCGCCTCTGCTGTCATTGTTTCGTAGGAATAAGGAGTGACAACCTGTAGGATGCCACTCGTTGAAAAATTCATCAGAACGGTAGGTCATCTGTCTTTTCTGTGTTATCTGTCAATGGTGCGGCTACATTTGTCTGTGGCGTCGTTCCTTGTGCTGCCGCAGCTTCTTGCATGTTCGCGCTGGGCTGTTCTGTTGGAACTCCCTCAATCTTATACAGCCTTAACTCATTGTAGTATCTTCCCTCGTACTCTCTTGTGCGATGGCTGAATCCACATCTTACTTCCATGCCCTCCTTGAGGGTGTCCATGACTTTTGTGTCGAAGGTCTCCAGCACCACGCTGTCAGCGTAGCGGTCGGTTGGATGCTCAAAATACTCGAATACGAAGGGCAGTGCCTTCCATTCATTACCTGTTCTTGCGCTTGTGCCGCTGCGCAATGGCAACAACTTCGCTACTTTTCCTGTAAATTCCATATCTTTGATTTTTAAAAAGTTTGTTCTTCCAATTCTTCAAGGTCCTCAATATTGATTTTAAGTGCCTTGAACGTCAAGGCTTTTAACTTCGGACGTTTTCCCAGAATCTTGTCGAGACGCTCGCGTGTTATGAAATCAGATTTTCTATTCAGCTCGGCACGCCATATCTCCAAGTCTTCTATCAGGTCGTTGTATCGTTCACGCTCTTGGATGAGCTGCTTGCCCATTGATGCGCGATGCAGCCTGGTAGTCTTTATGTCGTTCGTCAGCTTGCTGATCCTTGCCGCTGCTCTCTTCGTGTCTGAGGCGTTGCATGCTGCCTTGATGAAGTCCTTCATCGTCTCCACCTTGATGTGGTCAGTCATTTTCAAGCCCACATGCAACATGAAGCCCTCCAGTAGTTTTTCTGGTGTGAAGTACATGAAGCCATGACAGCCTTCGATGTCGAGAGTGTAACCAGCCTCCTTCGTTGTCACTTCGATGCGTGGCAACTTTCTGCGTTCTTTCTTGTTCTCTTTCATGTTTTTAAAGATTAATACATCTGACTATCCAGCCAGCCTATGAAGCCCATCAGTAGCGTCATGGCCAACGGTGCAACAATTCCGAATATCACCAATTCCTTACGCGAGAAGTCTTCCTTCAGGATGTCCTTCTTCACAATTTCTACAAGTTCTTTCATAATGATTTATATTTTGTTTGTTAGTGAATTTGCAAAAAAACAGCCGATCCTCACGGACAGGCTGATGAGTTGAAAAATGAAAAAATCTAATTAATAAATAGGTAAAATACAAATAAAAACTGGTAAAAAGAAAACTTTAATATTATTATGATTTCTGAATAACTCCACTCTGCGTTTTTGCGGGCTTGTGACCGCCACCGTTCCCAGCCGTTCTCGGCTGGGCATAGTTGCCGCATTAGAGTCTATCAGGCTGCTGACCTATCCACATTTCTGCTTCGTCCGGCTTGCTTTCGCCCTACGTCTTGCACCTCGGCTATGACCTCCTTTCGGAGATGGTCTTGGAGATTATGCCTTACGCAGCTCACTCCTGCTTATGGTGTGACTTCGATATGCCGTTTCGTCCAGGCTGCCACCGCCCTTTCCATCACTTCTGATTTCCGTTGCTCGTCTGCCTCCGCTGTCGTTGGTTAGTCGGTATGTTATATCTATATTATTATTCTTTCGTTGCCATCGACCATATTGCTTCAGCATATCCTCACTACGTCCGTCATCGCTCTCCGGCCCTTCGCACTGTTTTTTACATCCTTGCGCGTAGATGGTTCTTTGTGGAAGGTGAGGGATTCGAACCCCCGATGTGCGAGATTTCACCTATTAAAGGCTACCGTTGCCTTTGTCCTCTCAGCCAACCTTCCTTGCTTCGTTTATTGCGTCACGATTTTATCGTGACATCATTCTTTTGGGCTCTTTATCAGTCCCTTCAATTTTCCTTCCTGAATCATTCGGTTAATCTTGTGCTTAGGATAGGCCCACCTGGTGCATGTCTCGTCACCGTCTGGCCATATCACCGAAGCACACTCCCTTGGCAATAGTTCACCATGATGATTCAACCAATCTTGTGAGATCATTCCGAAGTTCTCCAACAATCCCTTCGATGTCAGCCACACCTCGTCAGCACCTTCCAGCATCTCCGTCATAGTTGCCTTCACTGTTGCCACTATCTCTGCTCGTAATAGTCTGTCCATCGTTATATTTTGGTTATTTATAGTTTTATTTGTTTTGCATCACTTAGTCCTTGTAATGCTCACAGCCACAGCCTCGTAGTCTGGCTTGAACGTAAATTCCAAACCCTCTTCCTGCTTCATCTGAAGGCATGTTATGCGGGCAGATGGTATTTTCTTCGGGTCTAACAGATTGATGATTCGTGTCTGTCCCACGTGCATCTCTCTCAACTCCTGTCTGGTTACTTTTTCTTGTGTCATTTCTTAATCTTACTTAATAATTAGCCTTAATTATTCCAACTTGGCAGAAAAAGCCGTATATTTGCAATCCTACACTCGCCAAAGTTGCAGCAAATTATGCGGTTATCCGCTTGTGAAAAGACGGCATCCCGTCTGACGGCTATTTTCTTGCCCGTTGGTTAATTACTTACTTTCGGGTGCAAATATAAGAATAAACTTTTTAACTCGGATTAATTCGGGCTAATTTTGATTAATTATTAAGATATTTTAATAGAAATGGGAATAATTGAAGATAATTTACATCCAAAAGTTCTAAAAAACCATCTTTTCATAAAAGCTGTCGATTGGCTTATAGATACTAAAGCCGTTGACAGCCAAAAAGATTTGGCTGCAATCACGAAGATTCAAGAACCAACGTTATCTAACATCAGAAATGACAAGAAAGTAGTATCTGATGGAACGATTCGCAAACTGTTAGATGCTTTTCCTGGAGTTTTTAACATGGAATATTTTCGCGGACATAGCATATATATGACTACGGAAGAATTAATATCATGTACACCAAGACCAGACGACAACGAACATCCGCAACAACAAATCAATCTTCCAGATTATTCAAGTCTGTTGAATGCAGCGATTGCCGCCAAAGACGAAACCATATCGTCCTATCAACAACAGCTTGCATCTAAAGATGAACTCGTTCAAACATTACAGAATCAGTTGGCTGACAAAGATATGATAATCTCAGCAAAAGACGAACATATAGCAACACTCAAGAGAAGGATCACAGAACTACATAATGAAATAACCAAACGCATTGGTCAAGATATTACTGGCTACCCTTTCACTATTGGCGTATCTGAAGACCAACAATCAGCAAAGAAATGAACGACTAAAATTCATACATCAACTTCTTCTATGTACTCCCAGAACTACACCCGGAGATCATTGAGAAAGTAAAAAAATAAGTAAAACAACACCAAATGTTTCCCCAAATAAAAAGATGAACTGATGGAAACACATGTACATATTATATATTACACAATTCATACTGAATCCCAACGGGATCACGAATCATGTTTGCGCGATCCTCCGATAATACGAGTATATCCGCGCAAACACAAGCGAAAGAAGGAATACTATAAATTTAAATGACTTGTGAAGTTTTGTGGATTTTTGTGACGTTTTGGGCAGATGTTTCCCCAATGTTTCCCCATGTGTTTCCCCAAAATATTTACAACTAAAAAAATAAAGCAATGATAAAGACAGCAATTATATATAACCACAGAGGGCGATTTGGTAAGGACGGAACTGCACCTGTTGAGATACGTGTGACAGTTGGTCGTCGTGCGTACTATGTTAATACGGGCGTGCAAGTGCGTGCGCGTGAATGGAAGTTAGGGCAGGTGGTGAACCGGCAGGACAGTGAGGAACTGAATGAACGTGTCGGCATTATGCTGGCGCGTGTAGATGGAATTATCAATGAACACCTAAAGAGTGGAACGGAGGCTGATATTGATTTTGAGGATGTGAGGCGACATGTAAAGTCGCCAGATAAGCGCAAGCGCGTTGAGGATGATGACGACATGCTGGCGTGGATGGAGAATGAGGTTGCGCGGCTGTGCCATTCCAAAGGTACGCTGAGTCATTATAGGACGTTGCTTGCGAGGTTGGCTGAGTATGGTCAATTGCGTAGGTGGTCGGACTTGTCGGTGGAGTCTATCAGCCGATGGGATGAATGGCTTCACACTATCAAGAAGCGGCAGTCGAATGTGGAGATCAAGATGAAGATTCCTGCAAAGAATATCAGCCAGGGTGCGGTTCATAACTACCACAAGAATATGCGGGCGTTGTTGGGCCGTGCCTTGAAGTTTGGTATTATCCAGTCGAGTCCATACGAACGAATGCGTGGTGATATTGAACGTGGCGATATTGAGACGGTGGAGTTCCTGACTGATGAAGAGCGCGACCGCATAGAGGCATTGACACTGACAGAGGGGCGTGTGATTGCCGCTGCAAGGGATATGTTCATGTTCCAATGCTATACTGGTATGGCTTACTCGGACATGATGGCGTTTTCGCTGAAGAAATGCAGGCAAGATGGCGACGCCATCACCTACTCTGCCCCACGAATCAAGACGGGCGTATGGTTCTACATTCAGATATTGCCGAAGGCGCGGGCGGTTGCTGAGAAGTATGGTGGCAGTATGCCGGATGTATGCAACGAGGTGTTTAATCGTAAGCTGAAGGATATTGCGAAGGAGGCTGGTATTACCAAGAAGCTGACGACGCATGTCGGCCGTCATACGTTTGCGACTTGGGCTCTCAGGAATGGAGTGCCGATTGAGCGTCTGGCAAAGATGCTGGGGCATACGAAGATTACGCAAACGCAAAGGTATGCGAAGGTGCTGGCACAGGATGTTTATGCAGAGTTCGAGAAGTTGAAGTGATCCTGCGACTAAAGGCGCAGGAACAAAACGAAGCAAGAAAAAGCAGTGAGGTTATTCCTCGCTGCTTTTTCTTGCTTCTTCAAGGCGTGCATTTTCTGCTACCATGAGTGCCTGAAGTTCTTCTTCTTCTTCTTTCGTGATGGCGGGCTCCATTTCGTAGTCGTCGTCATCCTCGAAAAGCATTGGGAACATCTTCTGAGGCGTGTTGCCTTCAGAACCACGGAAAGCGTAGGTGCTGGCGAAAACGTCCTCTGCGATGAGCTGAAACAAGAAATGGTGACGCTTGCGGTAGCCTCGCAATATTCGTCTCGCCTCCCAGAACTTGATGTCGTACAGAAACTCTTGGCGTGGTAGTCCTATCTCGCCCACGAATAGCTCGTAGAGGTCGTGGGCGGTTAGGCGTTTTTTCTTTTCCTACCGCCTTTTTCTTGTTTGTCTTCGGGTTCGCCTTTGGGGACGTGGTAGAACTCCTGTCGCATGCTGAGGATGGTGAGCATGGCGGTGCCAATTTCGACTGGTGTGGCCTCGCGCATAATCTCGCTGTCCTTGACGGGGGCTTTGTCAGCGTCCTCGTAATAGGCCATCATGCAAGCGATGATAGCGAAGATGGTACGCTTGATGTCGGGGTCGCGCTGTGCCTGAATGCTTTCGATGGCGTGCTTGGCGTAGTCGAGCATGTCTTCTTCAGCGAGGTCTTTGTAGGCGATTTCAGTTGCGTAGCAGTAGGCCAAAGTGACCTGCTTGCTGCATAGGGTGATTTCTTTTGTGATCATAGTTCCTTAATTTTAGCCCCGCAACAGAAGTCGCGGGAACGGTGACGAAAAAAAAACGCCCGCCAACTGCTCGGCATTGAAGATCGCAAGGCAGCGGCAGGCGCGTTAGGGGTTATGCTCCTACAGTGTAGGCACCGTAGCCTGTGAGGGTGGCGGTGTAGTCGCTGTTGGCTTTGTTGGGGTTATTCGTCTGAAGCTGGGTGATAACCACAGAACCGCTGACGATGACGGCCCCAGCTGTGCGCTGGTTGTCACCAGAGACGTTGCATATCTTCCACTTCACGGGGTTGCCAGTCTCCTTGATGGTCTGAATGTCTGCATACGACTTTGCACCGACAGCCGACGTGATGGTGTCGTTGCCACGCACGAGGGCCTGAGTGGTGATGTCGTAGTTGAGTGCGACGGGCTCCTGAACCTCCCATGTTCCGGGCGTATCTTTTGTCGTTGCGGATTCGAGCTGCATAGATACATGGATAGACAACTGACGGGCGGCGGCGATAACGGCCACAGGAGCCGCTGTATTGTCGCTCGACAGGAACAGACGTACGAACTGACCCTTTGTGTAAGAGCCTGCGCTGATGGCCTCGAATGCGGGTGTTGTGCTGACGGTTGACAGCGGACCGCTACCCGCAAATTGGAGACTCTTTGCGGAATTTTCTCTGTCGTTGAAGGTCAACGTCAGATCATTCAAGTAGGCAGTACCTGTACGGGCAAACGCAGCCTCTTCGGGAGTTTGGTTGTCGGTGGTTGACACTTCATCCCACAGAAGCGTGAATGGTGTGAGCGACTTAATGGCCGTCAGCATCGCTCCAGCGTCTGATACGTTCAGCGACTCTACCTGTACACTCCAGTTCTGACTGACGACTACAGGCTTTGCAGCCATGCCGACATCATCCTTCGTGCCACCATCGTCGGTGTTTGTTCCCTGCGTGATTTGGCATGAGGTCGCCATGCCCACGCACTTGAACTTCGAGGCGGTGGTGTCGTAGACTAAAATTCTAAAGTTTTGTCCTTTTAATATCATAATGCGTAACTTTTAATCGTTAGAAATATCGACGCGGATGGTGAAGACTCCCGCGTCTGGGTTAAATCCGACGGCTCCTACTCCATACTTCACATTGGCAGGGATGTCGTTGACCATTTCAGCCAACTCGTCGCGCGTCTTGGCAGTCAATACGGCGGTACCGTTCTTCAGCAGCTCCTCCACGAATGTCGGTTGCTTGGTTTCAGTCGTTTGCGGTGTCTTCTTGCTCATCGTCAATATCGGCTTTAGTTATACATTGATAAATGAGGGGCTTATAGTAGCAGGGTTTCATCCAGTCCCAAGCCAACTCGCCTGATGTTAGGCTGACCAGTTCCGGCATGTCGGTACCGAGGTTGGCCATATAGGTCTCCACGGCCTTGCGAACACGGCGCATGATCTGCTTCACCTCCTGCGGGCTATTGCCTGCAATGTCAACGGTCACACGAACTTCATCCTCGCCGCCTTCCCACACGCAATCCTTGGTAGTCACGTTGTTCTGGAAACCATCATCGGTGATGATGATATTCGGGACTTCCGTATTGTCGAGCTGGTCAGGTGGTATCTCGAAGCACGTCGAGGTGACGCGACCGCCGATGGTAGTCATCAGCGATTCGTCGGCCACGATTGCCTCATAGATGATTTCGTCAACTGTCTTCATTGCTTATTGGGATTGGTGTTTCTGTTAGAAAACCGACGGGCTGACAGCCTTTGCTGCGCATCGGAGCAACCCGTCGGTCGTATCAGGAACTATGAACCTGCTACGTTGCGAGAGAGTTTAGTTGCTGGGGTTCACGACCTTCAGCAGCATGAATGCCTGGGGAGTGCCGTTTGCGCCGTTGACCTTGCCAGAGAGCTCGGTGATACTGATCTCGGTAGAGAAGACGATGACCGTCTTGTTCTGCTTGGCCACCTGAGCACTTGTCGCGTCAACAGTCTGACGAACGAGGCCGTGCTGCTGGATGGGCAGGTACTGGAACAGACCGATGCCGATGTACTCGTCGGTGTCCTTTACATACTCCTGCTCGCCGTTCAACGTGTAGTTGATGTGCTTGGTGGAGACGTAGGGGTGACCGCAGAGCAGGCCGTTCTCGATGATGGGGTGAGCTGCCACGCCGTCGCCCTCGAAGGTGTGCTTCAGCTTGGCCTCCATCTTCGGAGAGATGACTACGCAGCCTTCGTCGTCGAAACCGAGCTCGGCAATCTCAGCGAACTTCTCGTCGATCTGGGCACCGATGGTGTTGTCCATTGTGATGGTGCCGGGAGTGACCATAGAGAATGCGCCCTTGTTGCCCTGCCAGTTGGCGTGCGAGTAGTTCTTCTTGGCGAAGTAGATACGCCAAGCCTTGTCAACCTTGTAGAGCGTGAATGCCACGAGGTCGAAGTAGGCATTGTCGATAGCCTTGTTAGACAGGGCCACAGAGAGAGACACACGGCGGCTCTGCACCTTGATGTTGTCGAAGTCGAGAGCCTGGTCGTTGATGGCTTCGATTTCGCCTACCTCCTCCATCTCAACATCGTTGATGCTGTAGGGATAGAGCTCGTCGCCCTCAACGCCGGTGACGAATGACTGACCGTAGGGACGGCCCAGGCCATTCTCCTTGGTGTCGATGATGTCCTCAATGTTCAGCATGATGGCACCACTCTCCACGATACTTGAACCGTCGGGAGTTGACTTGGGAGCCAGCGTGGTGGTGGCATCCTCGCGCTTCTGGCGGACAGCCTGCAAATACTCGCGGAACTGCTTGTTGCGGTCCACCTGCTCACGGATTTCGGCAATGGCTGCCTCGTCCTTCGAGAGCAGAATCTCGCGGCGGTTCTCTTCCAACTCGTGAGTCAGTTCGGCGATTTCGCGCTTCTCTTCCTC